CTGTATCGTTAAAAGTAATTCCGCTTGTAGTTCCAGCTGTAATGCTGTCGGTGTGATTTATCTGGCCGCTAGCAGTGACACTAAGACCGCTGCCAACAGAAACGCCGCCCACTGCAGAGGTGGTGGCTTTGGGCAGATCACTAGCAGCAATGCTGCCAACAGCCGTTATATGGCCTTGAGCGTTGATAGTAAAACCGTTTTTAGTCTGACCAGTGACGCTGGATTGGTGAGAAATAACACCACTGCCATCGACATTTAGACCAGAGGCAGACGGAACACTGATGCCGCCAAGAGCCGTAGTCGAGGCTGGATTGACTGAAAATGTTCCAGACGTAGAGGTCAGTCCAGTGCCTGCGGCTGCACCACCAAGATCAGAAGCAGTTGCTGCAGGCAAGTCAGTCGATGCAATAGTCCGCGACGTATAAGCGCCACCTGTACCAGTAGGACCAGCAATAAACTCTTTAGCTGTAGAGCTAGAACCAAGTGAACTTGGGGTGATCGCCGCTAACTTTGCTGCTGGGATACTGCCGTTATCAATTAGGTCAACGCCTTGCTCTACAAGGCTTTTGACAGTGACCTTTTTAGTCTCGCTTGCGCTTACGTCGGCTATAGGCAGAACATCACTTGAAGCCACATCAGCTTCAGCCAATTCGTTTAGGGCGGATATCTTGAGATCTGCCATTGCCCAAGGCCCCCTGCGGGTTTAGTCAGTTTCGAGTTCTAGCTTACCGCCGCCAGGCTGCTCAAGCAGGATCTTGTCGGTGTCCTCTTTCAGGACATAGTTGGTAATTACACCAACACCAAGTTTGGGTAAAATGGGGCCTGTGGTGACAAAATTAAAATTAGAGACCGTAAGTTCACCCACTCCAAGACTTATTGCAGCATTAGTTACAACTCCTTTAAACTCAAAATAAAAGAAATCATTTGTTGACTCAGCATTTTGACCGTGATCAACGATATAAAGCTCTGCGTCAAACTCGGCGCCAAGTTTTTGACGCAAAATCAACTCATGCAAGTAGCTTGGAACATCAGTGTCTACTAGCTCACCTGCCGCATCAGGGTCATAATGAAATTCGCAACTAACGCTCCCACTCCCGCTAATCAAGCTGCTTTCGTTCTTGCGAAACTCGTCGCTAAGAACAGTTACGTCGACAACCTCTCGATCATTATTTAGCTCAAAAGATCTAACTAGTCCAAGAATGTTGTACTCAGCTTGAACGCTTTTTACTTCAATCGGGATTGATGTCGTAATTGCATCTAACGTCACCTTGCCTGTACTTTGACCGTTTAAAGCGTTAGCAAACGTGTCATACAACTGGATCCCGCCAAGCTCGTCAACATTGATAAACCAGGCTCCATCAGGCAACTGACTCCCCCCGTCCCAACCAGTTGCATTTACAAAGGCAAGATCTGCACCGTTGGTGCTTTTAATCTGCAGCCGATCGCCCGTAAGCAACATTTCAGGCGGAAAATCAAAGCTAAAGCGCTTCTTGGTGACATTTACGTCGCTAGGGTCAACAGCACTCGTAAACGTCCGCTCTGGCGTACTACGGCGCAGTCTAATTCGACCGTTATTGCCTAAAAAAACTGTCATAGATTCTTACTTGTGAAATCACCGCTCATAGTAAATGCAACATTGACACGCATTACTTCTCCAACAACGCATGAAAGCTCTGCGCTAGTAAGAACAGCATTAAACTCAAAAAAGTTATCGCCAAAGTTTAATTTCAATATAGCGGTTGATCCAATGCTTGCGTCTGCTGCAGTGTCTTGATTGACTTGATTGATTAGGTTGACCGGGGCATCGCTGTAATACAAAACAGTGCAAGAGCCACTCGCCGATCGCATCCCTGTCGTGAAAGTCCGTGCGTTTTCACTGAGAACAGTGACTTCAAGCGCCTCTGTGTTTGCGCTGAATGCCCACTGAACAACCTTTGCGACAGGAACGCCACCAAGCTCAAGGCTGCCATCTTGACCCGCGTAGTACTTAGCCATGGTTAGATGCCCTCAAGCTCACCTACGAACTCACAACTCACTGTACTTAAACCTGGCTTAACGCTTTGGACTGACGGAGGAGATGCGTATTTCCACTTCAATGCGCTGTTTGTCTCGCTAAACCAAGGCGTTAAGACCCCAGGCTCTCCACTTGTCGTCGTCCTAGCGACATTACTCGCCGTGAAAACGACGTAATTACCAGCCTTTGTTACGTTGACGTAGTTTTCCAGCACCAAATCAGCTTTATCGTCTGCGATGTTCGAGAAAGTTAGCGTCAAGCGACTGTTCGTCCTTTGGTTGCCGTAGCGAACCCGTACTACGGCACCGTTTTGAGCCTCAAACCTCGTTTCAGGAAAAACGCCTGGCTGGTAAGAGCGACTCGATGGGACTAAAGCAGGGAAGTCAACTGCAGGCATCAGCTTGTTACCTTGAACAACCCTTTGTTAAATCCCAGTGTAGCTAGCGCACCGCGATCATCCAAGGGCTGATGGGTTGCGCTGATGTCGACATAGCCGTCCTCATCAATAGTCAAACTGTCAATTCGATAAATACGCTTTGGCTCTTCTTTAATCTTAAGAGTAAAAATTGAATTAAAATACTGAGAATCGCTGGTTTTCATTGAGGCTACTGGCATGGAACCAGTCAAAACATCGCTCGCACCAGGCCGCCAATAAAAAATGTCGTACCCGTCTGAGCTAACCAAGTCAGATGTAGCTGTAATGTTCCCCTCGCCATCAATGCTTCCGTTGAAAAAACGACTGGTGTGCGTAGAGATTGAAATGACCTTGATGTAATCACCAGCCTCAAGCTCAAGGGCAGAGCTTGGTGTTGTTTTAAAGGTGATTGTGTGATCTATATGCTTTCTCAACAGCAGCCGATACTTTCCAATTAACTCTGCATGAGTCCGACTAGTACAGAACTGAGTCATGTCAATGGACTCTTCTGGATCAGCTTCTGAACCGCCCTCAGCGTCTAAGAATCGAACCTGAATGCTTTTCTGAGAAGAGAAACCGTTCTCAACAGACTCATCTCGATAAGTAATCGTTGCCTTGAAAAGCTGCCGCTCTTCCCTGGGCAAAAACGTTAGTTGCATGTCCTTCATATTGCCGTCAGTGAACAGTGCTTTGACCTCGCTTGAGCCAGACAAAAACGAATGAGCCGTATCAATCGAGTAATCCTCAATCTTGACTGAGTTAGGGTCCAACTCTTTTTTTGCTTTCGCTTTGTAAGGCAGCGATGGCTTTAATGCAAAACGGCCACCCTTGATGCTGAAGTCAAGGAAGTTGAGAGCAGCAGTATTGAAAATAAATTCACGCAGATTAGTGCGATCCTCAAGAACGCCATCAAAAGTCAATTCATTGACGTAACAAAACCTTGCCGCCTCAACCATCGAATCTCGATCAACAATCGTGCTAGGAATCCTGCTGCCAACGCCAATGCGATCATTAGTCAACAGGTTGTAAACGACCTCAGCAAAGTTGTTGGTGGGGCCTGTAGCGCCCGCAACAGCTGGCTCTCCGGAATCTGTAATTAGTCTTTCAACTTTAATTCCTTGTTTTACGTAAACACTCAGCTGGCCAAGAGATGTCCAATCTTTACCCGCAAGTAAACGAAGGCCAAGCAAAGAAAGATCTTGATATTTAGGGGTATTCTCAACCTCAGGACGAATTAGCTCGTTAACAAACGAGATTTCATGTTCTGGGCCATCCTGATGGCTTGTTTTTTCTTGATCATATTTAGGATAATCAGTGATCGCATCATAGAAATTTAAAGTTTCAAGCTCGTCAATGCTTGCTTTTTCAATCTCCATGACTGTTACTTCCAGCTCGTAGAATGAGTCTCCTTCTTCATTATCGTCATCGTCTGGTAATTGAAAAACAACTTTGTCGCCAACCCTGTATCCAACACCAGGATCAACAATGGCCCAAGTCCAATGTTGGTCAACCACTGAAGTAGCTGTAATTTTCAGGCCAGTCCCTAGCTCTGAATTGGTTCTGTCTTGATTGTAAGTGGCTGGTGCATAATGAAAATCAGCCTCATCAACGCTAAATTCATATTGTGCAATTGCATACAACTTTTTGTCTGGAGAAAGTGCCTTAGTATAACCACCCTTTTCAACTGGCCAATAATATCCACCTTGCTCTTCAACAGTCCTAAATACCCTTGTTATTGCATACACCCTTGTGCCATCAAGCTCAGTTCGCTGTAAGTCGCCACGAATGTATTGAAAACCTGCCTGCGACTCATCAACAGCAAGCTTGACATCATCCCTAAGGAGTCCGTTCCAAAATCCATTTCGGACGCCGGTTACAGTCTCCCATACGCCAAAGTAAGCCGGTCTATTGTTGATAGGGTCAAAGACTGAGTCTTGAAAAATATTTTGCTCAGTAATTTGAGTGACCCCAGGAATAATGTCTCTTTCTGGCTGCGAGCCAGGCAGGATTTTGTATTGAGCTAGAAGATTTTTTTCGTCTGGCGCTTCATACAAACCAGGATTTAGCGCACTTGCTTTTTGAACCCCGTCAAAATACACATTTATCATTTGACCCGCTGAGTTAGTCTGAATATATGAATCATTTCCGTTAGGGCCTGAATTCCTCTCAACCTGTCTGCTTTCTGTTGGCACCCATCCTTTTTTGCCTGCTACATTTCTAATTAGTAGTGGAGAGTATTGATATTCGGCCCCAAGTTTTTGCATGACATCCCCCCTGTTCCACTTGGCCTCTAATACCTCGCCAGTGTTTGCATCTAAAAGCACGCCATAAATTAACTCATCTCCATCATCCCGATAGTCAGCAGCCAAGTTGCTTACCTGCTTCCAGCTCGCGCTTTCAGAAAGCTCACCCTCCTCATACTTATTAAGACTTGCAACGCCACCAATCTCAGTATCGTCGTTAATTAACGAAAACTCGAACTCAGGATTTGACGCATCTCTGTCTGTAATTTGAGCTGCAATTCCTGTGTAGCTGATACCAAATTTTTCTGTCGTGAACCCACTGCTGGCGTCAAACTGTCCAGTTAAAAGCAAAACTCTTTCTGCTCCTGGCCCGATATGCTTGTCTTGCGCCGTGCTTCCAGACACAGGGAGAAATCTAAATTCGTATTGCCCCTTGTCATGGTTGACAGTAATTGTGTTGTATTGAGGCTGCGAAGTGTTTCCTTTGACAGCAAAAATTCTTTCATCAAGAATATCTACAAAGTCAGAATCGCCCCTTAAGCCCAACCGCTTAGCTTGAAGCTTGAAAAAGCTGTAGCGCGTTTGGAACGTGGAGACTCGGCCCAATGCAAACGACTGGTTGTCTTCTTCGTAAGACTCAAGGACAACGTTTTGCGGCTGAGAATTGACGTTAGAAAAGCTGTCAACACGCTTGAAAACAACACTCTTAATGCCAATCTCTGTCTGATGGCACTCACGGTTATTAGTAACAGAGCCAATATCAATACGCTGCAATTGCTGGCCAAAGTGGCTGTTTGCCTGATCTTCAGCTCTAACAAAAAAACCTGACCCTGCCTCAATACATTTGAAATTGTACTCTCTCGCTTCCGGGTCTCTACCAAGAGGCTCATTTCTTTTAGAAGTGCATTGAATTATTGCGCTACCAAACATGTACAAGTCACCCACGTTTATAAGGGCGTCTGCCTGAGATGCTCGTTGATTAATGGCAGTATTTACGTCTTGCAGGCCATGAGGAGGAAACCCCTCTGGATCCTCGCGAGTAGCTGACAGCTTAAATGTCAGCGTTTCACCCACGCCAATATTTCTTTGGCGAGAAGTGGGGAGAAGGCCATTTAGTTCTTCCATCCCTTGACGACCTAAGTAGGGCCGCGAGTGGCCATTGCCTCTTGGTCCATTAATTTTTAACCGTTTTTGCCTTAAAGACTCCTTGTTGTCAAAAACTTGAACAATCTCATAAGGCAGGAAGTACTCCACACCATTTGAGATTGGCGAATGACACCCAAAGCTTCTTTGAGAAGTGGGCGTTCTTGACCCGGAAAACATTTTCTTAAATGTATTACTTTGCTTGTCTTTTGTTTCAAAAACATCCACGCTCCTAGACGGATCAATTGACTCCAAGCTTCCATCAAAAGAATTGCTTGTGTTTACACGGTACTGATTATCTGGCAATCCAACTGGTGGACTATTCTTGAAATAAGCTTCATACCTAGTGTCTTGATAATTTCTTATCAGCTGTTCTCCTACGGCTATACCTTGTGGATCAGGAACTGCAAACAACTCAGACAAGCCTAGCGTTGTAAGCATTTTTAATTCTTGGTGCGAGCCTTTGCTCAGTAACTGAGACCAAAGCATTAAAGCCTTGACTCGAACGCCGCCAAACTGCTTGGGCACCTCTTGGCCACCGCGATATTCTGTTTCAAGCTTGCTTTCAACTCTCTTTGTAAAAACGAGAGGGATAATTGTGCCTAAAGTCGCAAGATCCTGAAAACTGTCAAAGCCAAAAAGTTCAGCAAACCTTGTCTGTCCCTGGACATCAGCAGTTTGAATTGGATCACCGCCACCTTTGAGCTTTTCTGGTTTTGGTGTAAGCAAATAAGAAGCGGCTGCAAACAACAAACTGATTGCTATCTGCTTTAAAACTGGAACAGCAGCAGCACCAGCTACGACATCTGGAATATGCTCATACTCAGCGCCACGCTCTTTGGCTTTCTGATCGGCTAGACGGCAAAAGTCCCAATACTCTTCAACTGTGATGCCCAAAGCATCGATGATTTGCTGCTCTACCGGCAGTAGAGCGCGACGGGAGTAAGAGCGCTGCAAGGGATCCATGTCACCCGATGGTCCTTGAATTGCAGCCATCCGCCTTCATAGAAAGAAGCCAATCCAAAACTGCTATCAACAGAATGGATTAACCCGAGTGTGCCCACTTTAGCGGCATCTGTTTCCTCGCCCCACAGCTCTAACTGCTCCCGAAAAATTGAGAAGTCCTTGCGTAGCAAGCGCCTGTACCAAGAGCGTTGAGGTGCAGGCATCTCTACACCGTGCCAAGCCTGCACAGCCATAGCCAAGCTGAGACAATCGGCAGCGCCATGCTCTTCAGGCACCGCTCCAAGCCTGTAAGGCAACCCAATCAGGCGATAAGGCTCCGTCAAGCGTTACTAATTCGAGAGGATACTGGCAAGGCTCCAACCATTTCAGTTCTTAAAACCTTATTGGGGGTCAAAGATGCAATCGCATCAATCGCGGTGCTCAAACGTAGCTGCACACCCTCTACGTCATAGGTCATGCCTGAAACCATCCAGCACTCAACAGTCAACGTTCTATTAGCAGCAAAAGTCTCAGCGTCCATCAATACCGTAAACACCTCAACGCTGTAGGAGTTCTGGACAAACTCATGAGCACGAGACAAGCTCAACTCATTCACTGCAAGCGTCAAAAAGCTTTCTAGGTTGTCGCCAGCGTTGCTCTTGGTGGCACCGTTGTAAATAAAAGGCAGGTATGGGTATGAGAGCGAAGCAGTGCTCCCATCAAAGCAACTCGCCTCATCAGGCTGATAAGAAATATTGGCATCAGTCTTGCTGTTTTGAAACAGGTATCGCTGAACGTTGTTGGTGTCAAAGATCCTTATAAACGTGGTAATCGCTTGAATGGTCATAATGCAACCCTGCTACGAATGCTGCGCTTATTGACTAGATCACTGTAGACATTGCGTCGACCAAGCTCTGCGCCACGCTTGGCAGCCTGTGTCATGCCCTGTTCAAACTCAGCAGCAGTCACATAGTCAACATTGTTGATGCGCTCGACGTTGTAGCTCACGTCAATAGTGCCGCCACCGCTAGCCATACGGCCAGAAGCATCCCCACCTGGGCCGTCAGGAATAACAGCATCGCCACGAGCGCCACGGGCATAACGGCTCATAGCAGCATCCATCTTGGAAGAAGGGATTATGTATTCAGACTCGCCACCCTCTCCAACCATTCCAAGCGTTGGCTGATTAACTACACCGCCTTGATTGAAAGCTTTAAAACCGCCTGGCAGATAAGCACCTTGAGCAGCGTATACAACAGTAGGGGTTGGGTTGGGCTGTACCTTACCACCGCCGCTAAACATACCTCCAAGAATGTTTTTAACAAAATTTAGTGCAGCAAGCTTGAGTGCCTCAGCTGCAATTTCAGCGGCCATATCTGCAAAATGATCAGCAATACTCTGGAAGAAGCTTGCAAGTGCTTCTCGCGCTGTCATTGATCCATCAATCATTCCCTTGAAAGAAGTTTTAAATGATTCCCCAATCGCATTAGCTGCTTGTATGACTTGATTAAGAGGATCCAGCAACTCCTCTAAAGCCTTTTTTTGATCTGCAATTGCAGTGTCTAAGCCTTCCATAAAGCTTGGCTTTTTGCCAACACCCTCCGTACCTTCTACAGCTTCATCTCGTGCGCCTTCGGCTTCTTTGCGTTTTTTCTTTAACCTGTCAAGTGCTTTTATCTGCTCTTCGGTAGCAGTAGTTTGATTAACCTTCGCCTCAAGGATGTCAATCTCGACATCAAGTATTTCAATACCTTTTTCAAATGCTTTTTTAATGCTGATGATTGCCTTTGCTCTTTCAGGGTTAATTCCATCCTTAAGCAAGTTCTTGTACTCTGCGTCAAACCTAAGCTTGTCTTTAATTGACTTCGTTGCACTCTTAATAGGGTCTACCGCACGCTTGTATAGGTCATTGATTTTGCTTGACAGTACAGACTCTTGTGCTTTCTCTTGATTGGCTTTTGCAGAACTTGTTGCCTTTGTAATTTCCTCGTTAGCACCATCTGCAAGAAGCTTGTTAATTCTTGTCTGCAAAGCAACTCGTTGATTATCCTGCTGAGCTAGCAATCGCCCAATAGACCCCTGTGCCTCAGCAATTTTTAGCTGCGCTGCAGATCGCTGCTCAAGCCTTTGCGCCTGTTCAATGCGGCGAGCCAAAGACTTATCGACATCAGGGCTGTCATCGCCGTCCGGTTCTGTCACCGGATCGTACTTAAAGATATTGCCTTCTTTGTCTTTCTTTGGAGCACGAGTGATGTCTGCAAGCTGCCCTTTTAATCTTGCAAGCTCTTTTTCTGCAGCCCGCCTTCTTTTTGCTCTTGCAGCCCTAGCCCTAGCGTCGCCGCCCTCGGCATTGTCATCATTGTCATCATTGTCATCAATGATTTTCTGTTGTTCGCCAATCTGCCTTTTAACTACTGCAATTGCCTCAGCCTTTTCGTTGCCAGTTGCTCCTTCTGCGGCGCCAGCTTTTTTGACTCTTTCTAAGGCATCGGCCTGTCCATTAATTGCCTTGTTGATTGCAACAATGCCAGCAACAATACCTCCAACAGCTGCGATGCCCAAGAAGATTGGATTTGCGGCCATTATCGCCGTCAAAGCAGCTGTTACCGAGCCTGCTTTCGCTACCGCAAGTTTGAACGCCAAGATACCTTTTACAACTGCGCCAATCACAGCTCCTGCAGCCATCCCAGTGAGAGCTGCAAGAACGACATCAAGATTCTTAGCAACAGGCACAAGAGCCTCGGCTAATCCCTTGGCCGCTGCAATTGCTTTAGGTGTGATTTCTTCAATGAATTCACCAAATATATTTTGGAATTCAGCTCCAGTATCTTTGAGTGCGTCGCCAACGCCTAATCTCATATTGTCAAAAGCAACTGTTAAGCGAGCGCCAGCCTCTTCATTTGAAGACGCGATTTGTTTTGCTGTTCCATCAAATTCTTCCCCAAGCTGCCTAATGAAGTTCATCAGTTCATTGAGGCCAACTGTGCCAGCCTTCAAATTCTTTTGGAGCTCAGGAAGAGTCATCTTGTTTGCCTTGGCAAACAAAGTCACGGCACCAGGCAAGCGCTCGCCCAGCTGACCAGAGAGTTCTTCTGCAGAAACTTTTCCTTTGCTGAACACTTGCACCATCGCCGTGATGGCTCCTCGCACGTCTTCTGTTGAGCCACCAGTGGCTTTGATCGCAGCGGTGACGTTCTGGAACGTAGTTGCTGCGTCAGCAACAGGACCGCCAGCACCCGTGACAGCCGCTGTAAGCCGCGTGATGCCACGGATTGCTGCGCCTTGTGGAACGTTGTAATCCCTGGTTGATTGCGCAGCGGCGTCTAATGCCTCAGCGAAATTGGCTTGACTAGCTGATGCGTTGCCCTCGACCCTGGTAACACCTTCAAGCGCAATCTTTAGCTTGCCAATTTCTGCCGAATATTCAGCTGCTGCACCTAACGCTTCTCTAATAGCGCCAACCTGAGCGCCAATAGCTGCGCCAGCGAAAGCGCCCTCAACGCCTCCAAAAGCAGCGCCGCCAGCTGCACCTAAAGCGCCTTCAGGTCCGCCAAAAATGCCGCCTGAAATAACAGCACCAGCAATCTGAGTTGCTTGTCGGGCGCCGCCACTGCGGCCTTGAGTCGTCTTGCCACTCTTGCCCATTTGGGCATCAAGCTTGGCAATATCTTTTGTGAGTTGATTGAAGGCTCGACCGCCAATCTTCGCCTCATCACGCAATGCTGAAAGAGCAGTCCTTTGAGCATTGATATTGGAAACGCTTTTTACGCTTGCCTGTCCTTGCGCAAGTATTTCTTTCCGCAGTGATGCAATCCTTGGTTTTGCTCCAGAAGCCCCAAGCTCTAGCTTTTTGAGGCTGCCCTTCAGCTTCTCAATTACCGCTTGACTACCAGCGTCTTTGAACTTGAGCTGGATGGAAAGCGTTTCAATTGGCCTGCTTGCCATCAGAGCGTTTCCTCAGTTCGGATAGGGCCGTTGCCTCCAGTATTTGAAGGCGTTCCAGCACGTCGCGGCGATCTTCCACATTGTATAGGTCAAATAAGCCGCCGGAACCCAGCAGTACCTCGTATTTCAGGCCAACATAACCCGCCATAGACGTAGTCCATTGCGTCTGCATTCGCAAGAACATCGTGACTGCCTCCCAGTTCTCCTCCCACACTTCAAAGTGTTTTGATTCCTTGTCCTCTTTCTTTTTCGGCAGCTGCAACCCAAAAGCTGCAGCATCATCGTGTGATTTGTCCTCTACTTGATTGCCACCAGTTGCCCAATAAATGGCGGCATCTCTTAGTTTCCCGACTCAGCCTCGTTGTAAGTGTTGGTGTAGGCATTGATTACAGCCTTGATCCAATAAGGATCATCTGCAAACTCTTTCAAAGTTTTTTTATCAAATACAATTGGAGTGCCATCTTCTTCTTCTATGCCTTCCCATCCAGCCAGAATCAAGCCAAGCAGCTCATTCTCATCCTGATCGGCCATGTCGGTAATTACCGATCGAGACACGCGCTTGAATACAGCGATAAACTCATGACTATCAAATTTTCCAGGCTTAGTCTCACTAGGCTCTTTAACTTCAACAGGCCACTTAAAGGTTTTGACCTTTTTACGAACAAAAGCCATTTGGTAATTGGATAAGCCGGCTCAGCATACACAAAAAAAGGGAGCCCGCAAAGGCTCCCCTCAGTGTTGATCTTCACCCCATATTAGGTGTAGATCAGATCGAATTCAGCGTTGGCCGCGGCATCAGGAACGCAGGTGTAAGGGATTTCAAGCATCGCAATGCCGTCAGTATCACCGTAAGCCACGTCGCCAATATCCACCTTGCTAGAGGTGAATTGAACGATATTGCCAGCGGTGCTGCCGTGCGTGAACTGAAGGTTGCCCAAAGCAGCGTCGTCATCAACAGCGGCGGCAAAATAGTCCTTCGTTGCGATGGTCACTGCTTCAATCGAGACTGACCCAGAAGCTGCTCGATCAGTAATAAGAACTTCCTTGGAACCACCAACCAACTCGCGATAAGTGGTGGTATTGCCCAGATCGAATGAGAAGCTCTGCAGAGCGCCTGCATAAGACAGCAACTGGAAGCTGCTGGTGTTGCCGTTCTTGAAGATCAGAGGATCATCTTGATTGGCATAAGTCGGCGTCGGCAGCGCGGTGTCGTCTGGCGCGTTGTAGATGCCCGTGAAAGTGAAGTCCAGGGTTGGAATCTCACCAACGTTTGCAGTCAGCGAAACGCTGCCACGGCAACCAGTCATCTTGTGACGGACACCATCAATGTTGTAGTGGATGGTGACCGAAGAAAAGCTGGAGCTGACAGGGTCATAAGTGACGCTGGTGTTTGCCACAACGGTTTCAGCAAGGCCACAAGCTTTTAAAGCTTTGCCGTACTGA